TCAAAGTCATGCCATAGATCAAGAGCCTGATTGGGACTAATATAGGCAGAAGCACCTTTAACGAATTTGTCTTTGAATACATCAAACTCCTTAGCATCCTTCTTCTTGCCAATGATTTTTCTAACTTTATCTGCTTCCGACATGGACATACCTCCAAGCTGTACGCATGCCTGCATAACTTGTTCCTGGTAAAGAATGCAACCATAAGTATCCTCCGTAAATGGTTTTAGAATTTGGTGAAGATAATTAATATTCTGACGACCGTGCTTTCGGTCAATATAATCTTTACCAATTGTGTTGGCAGCACCTGGACGTACCAAAGCATTTGATGCTGCTAGTTCGTTTAGATTCTTTACACCCATCTTAATAAGAAGGTTTGTGTATGGTGTTGCTTCACACTGAAATACTCCCTTGGTAAAGCCACTAGAAAGCATTTCATAAACATTTTTGTCATCCATATCAATTGAAAGCAAGTCAATATCTACATAATGATTTTCTTTAACCATATCAATAGTATTTTTAAGTACACTAAGAGTCTTGAGTCCTAGAGCATCAATCTTAATTAATCCAATACGCTCTGCTTCTTCCATGTCTACACCAACAACAGGAATTCTTTCATCCGATCCCGTAGATGATCTTGTCTCAAGTGGTGCATATCTAAAGATTGGTTCCTTACTTGTTACTACACCTGCTGCGTGAATACCAGTACCACGAATGCGACCACGAAGTTGTTCTCCATATATCTCTACTTCTGGATATTTGTCACGAAACTCTCTTGTTGATTTAGAGCTACAGAAATCATCCCAAGTATCTACAGTCTTTAGTACTTTGTTTACATCTGACAAAGGAATATTTAGAACTCGTGCAATATCACGAACAATTCCTTTTCCAGTAAATTCAAGGAAGGTTGCAATGGATGCAACATGGCGATATTGACGAACCAGATAATCTTTTACTTCTTCACGACGAGTATCTTGAATGTCTGTATCAATATCAGGAAAATCATTACGATCTGGATTAATAAATCGGAAGAACAAAAGTCCGTACTCAATTGGATCAATATCAGTAATACCAAGTGAATAGCAAAGTAAAGATCCAGCGGAAGATCCACGACCTGGACCCACCATAATGCCTTCCTTTTTTGCCCAAGCAATCATACTTTGTACAACAAGAAAATATGGGCCAAAGTTCTTGTTCTTAATAATCTCTAACTCTTCATCAAGACGGTCAAGATATTCTTGATTTGTATCCAAACCACGAACCTTCAAACCCTCCATAGCCAGTGTTCTAAGCTCTTTATCTGGGTTCTTATACTGTACTGGCAAAAGGTTTAGACCTTCTTGAATCCCATAGTCTCCTACTGTGTCTGCTAATAGGAGTGTGTTTGAGTATATGTCTGGTCTATCTATCCCCTGCGATTCCATCGCTGCCTTAATTTCTTCGTATGAAAGAAGGTGAATGTCAAACTTATTAAATGTTATCTGGCGGTCTTCACCATAAAGATAGTCAAGGCGCTCCATCATATGTGAACATTTTTCTGACTTAGCAAAAGTTGCTTCTTTCTTAACCTTTGCATGAGTGTTCATTAGTAGTTTAAATTCTTGGATTTCTTTTTGTGATGTATCAACATGGTGACAGTCTGGCGTAACAATAACCTTAATGCCAAACTCGTCTGCAAGACCTATTAGATGTTTATTAATATGCGCTTCGTTATGAGGCATGACTTCAATATAGTAGTCATCTCCAAAACGTTCTTTAAACCAGGATATGTACTTCTTAGCAAGAGCAAACTCTTCTTCTTCTAATGCTTTTACAAGTACGCTGCTTGGACAAGCAGAGGTAACGATAATACCTTCTTTATACTTTTCTAAAATAGCAAAGTCAAATCTTGGCTTCTTAAAGAAACCATCTGTCCAAGATAATTCACTAATCTTGTTTAAGTTTTCTAAACCAATTTGATTCTTGGCTAGAAGGATAATGTGATTATAGACAAGATCTTGTTGACCTTCTCTTTCAGACTTATCTCGTGTATCAGATATGTCTGCACACATGTATCCCTCTAGCCCAAGAATTGGCTTAATGCCCTTTGCTTTTGCAATACGGTGCAGCTCCCTATGCCCAGATAAAGTACCGTGGTCAGTGATGGCAATTGCTGGCATCCCTAACTCAACTGCACGGTCAACATATTCTTCTGGAGTAGCAATCCCATCAAATAAACTAAAATGGGTATGGACATGTAAGCCTACGTAATTCATCTTACCAATCTGTATTGGTTGATGAAGTTATAGATGGAGTGTCAAACCCCAAATAAAATGCTTCTTGCTCAGCATATGGAATATTTTTTAATGCTAATTCAAGAGCATATGGCTTATAATCTTTCCAGTCAAATGGTTCTGAATCTGGAGCAGATGGAATCATTGTGTAACTTGTTTCAGTTCCCTGACCATTACGCTTTAGCTTCCATTGAATATTTGAAATGCTTCCTGTTTCAAGTGCATATTCACGAATAGTATTGAATGCAGATTGCTTGCTTACACCCATTGACCAAATAGCAACATATGGTTCTTCAATTCCATCATCTACAAGTACATTGCAATAAAAACGAAGGCGACCTCTCCAGCCTGCCTTTGGATCCTTACGATGCATCTCTTCAGCCCAGTCACGACCTTCTGATTCCATTGTATCTACAGCCTTACGTTTGTAGTCTTTTGGATTTGTGTGTTCTTTAACAACTAGTGCAAGACCACGTTCTGAATTATAATTTGCAGAGTCTTCATCTAGTTCTTCAATAAAACGAATCTTTACTGACTGTCCGTCAGCAAGTTTTAGCCATCTTACCTTTGGCGAGTTTTCATCATACTTTGGCTTGTCAACTAGGGCATTAATGTTCTTTAGTCCCTTTACAATAGTCATATTATTTTTTCTCCTTGTTTTTATAGTATTATATTAAAGTGTTTTAGTATTGATAGTATAGCAAGTAAACTCCATAAAATATTAAACCAAATGATTGTTGGTAATGTTTTTACGGTTGATGACCAAATTAATGCTAAACTTGAAATTAAAGCAAAAATGTAAAGCCACCAAAATTGTTTTCCAAGTAATAGTCCTGGAAATATAATTGTAATCTTTGTCATAAAAGCAAAAAACTCTACAGTGTTGGGCTTGTTCCAATACCTTTTATACTTCATTGTTTTTAAAGCTTTTAGCCATTGATTTCTAAACTTTACCTTTTTCATTGTCATCTATTCTATTTTAGCATACCAATGATAGAATTGTCAAACTGAAACTCCAGTTTTTTAATTGCACTATCATCCATATCGCCTATATCTTTATATTTTTTATCTATATAAACGGATGTGACTATTGATCCAAGTTTTTCAATTAACTTATCTCTCATTATCACACCAGCATCATCGTTATCCGCAATCAGTACAACGTTATTAAAATATTTTTCTAATAACTTTATCTGTGCTGCAGAAACATTTGCCCCTAGGGTAGCAACCGCAGGGAATCCAACTTGGTCTAATCTAATTGCATCAAAAGATGATTCAACAACATAGACAGTGCTTGATGCCTTAATTCTATGAAGATTAAACAACACCTTGCCTTTTGGCAATCCAGGTGTATTTTTAAATTCTTTTCCTTCAACAGTTCTAGCCACAAACCCTATGCACATTCCATCTGGTGAGTGTACTGGTATCGTTACTGAATCTTGTTTTTCTGAATACCCAAGGTTAAACTTATTAATAGAGTCTTTTGTAATACTTCTTCCTTCAAAATATCTGACTGCTCTTGGAGACTCTAATGCTTGATTAGTTAATCTTTTAATTAAAAGTTCATCATATTGAACAAATTCTGGTTTTTCAATTAAAGCTTTGTTAACTGAATCCTCAATACTTGTTTCTTGTTCTTTGCTTTTAATATATCTAATTGACTCAAAGTATGTCCTATTAGATGTGTGCATTATAAATTCAATAAGGCTTTTTGTTGTTTGGCATCCAAAACAAAAAAACATTCCATGATCTTTTGACACTTCTCCAGCAGGAGTTCTATTGTTATTGTGATATGGGCAAAAAACAATATAGTCCGTTCCATACTCTGCTTCAATGTTAATTCCAGCACCAGTTAAAACACGACGGACCTGTTCTGCCGTATACATATCTTTAACCATTTTTATCCTCATAGTCTTTGTAACGATAGTATCCTCTATCAAAATCTACTTGAACTAAAAAATCACCCATAAAACCATTTCTATTTTTTCTAAATACGCATTCAATAATATCACTATTGGTGGCACGACCTAAAGCCATTACCCAATCAGCATCGTAAGCAATCTGTCTTGACCAAGCGGTCTGCCCTAAAGTTGGTGGACTAGATAAATCTTTAACATCATCTGGTGTAGCAGAAGAGATAGCCATAATTGGAACCTCTTCACTGATAGACATAAGTTTTAATTCACGAGAAAGGTTTTTCATGCGAACTGTTTCATTATCTGACTTTTGGTTTGGACTCATTAGTTGTAAATAGTCAACAACAACAAAGTCTGGCTTATACTGATCAATCTTTCCACGTATAACTGATGGAGTTACTTCTCCACCACTGTCATTAGAAATAATATGAAACTCTGGTTTGCCCTGCAATTTACTAGCATGCCATTTTTTAAGCATATCAATCTCTACTTCGCCATTGCTAAGTTTACGATGTGACCAAAGACCTTCACCCATAATTGCAAATACACGATTACGAACTTCTGTTTCAGACATTTCAAGACTTATAACAAGTGGGCTACGACCCTGCTTCCAAGCCTGTACAGCAAAATACAGAGCCAACCACGACTTTCCAATACCTGGGTATGCAAGAAAGACTCCAAGCTGACCTGGCATAATTCCAGAAGGTAGGTAGTTATCAAATCCAGGAAGACCAGTCTTGATTCCAACTTGTCCAAGATCTTGCATCTTCTTTACATTTTCAAAATAGGCAACTGCAGAATCAAGATCAGTTACTTCAATATCTCTAATCGCAGCAGTATTCTTTTTAAGTTCTGATGTTTTAGTAATTAAATGTTCAAGAGCGTTGTTACCATTACCGCTTTGAACTTCTCCTGCTGCATTACGTAAAATATCTTTAAGGCTATCGTTTAAATATTCTGATTGTAATTCTTCAAGATGATGTTTTGTTGCGCCAACTCCTTCTACTGGAGTAAAGTCTCTAAACTTTTCTACAACTAATGATGTTGGCGGAATTGACTGATTGTTTTCTGAATACTGTCTAATAAAATTCCAAACATCATTATGAGTTCTTAAAAGATTATCAACATTAGCTTGCAAAAGTACGTGAATCTGCTTATCGTTTAATACTGCAGTAATTAATTTTGCTTCTGTATTATTCACTAATCCACTTCCTTGCTAGTTCTCTGCGCTCTTTTCTTTCTTTAATATCTTGCTCTACTTCTAGTTTACCATTAAGAATTTTTTCAGCGTTATATGCAAAATAATTCCAAGTAGGACTTTCTGCTATCTTAAAATAATAATCTAATAAATCATAACACTGTGAAATACCATATGACTCAACAAGAGCATCGGCTGCCCACTGTTCAACATTAAGATTCATATTAGACTTGGCTTCGTATCTCTGTAGATGAAATTTATTATATCTACTTAGCAAAGCCATACGGTCTTTGCGTTCTGCCACGCTATTCTTCTAGCAAAGATTCTTTAGCGTCTTTTACCTTTTGAATTACCTGATCTTCAACAAAAGTATAGACACGATTCATTGCATCGCTTGCAGTCTCTTCATTGCGAACAAAATCAACAACGCCAAGATCAACCCTTAATGATTGAAAGTTTCCTAAATTTAATGTATATCCTAGAGTTGCTGATACTTTTGTGCTGTTATTTTCTTCCATACCCCACCACTTTCATAGTTAAATATTCTCTGCCCACACAGGAATATATCTGCCATCTTCAGTCTTTGTATATGTAAGTATACCATCCCCCATTCGCCGTGTCAATTCTTGGCTAGTTGGAGTCATATTATTTGTTATTAATTTGTCTTTTCTTGGTTGACCTATATGTATAGTAGAAAGTATAGCACGTATCTCTCTAACCATGCTTTCTGAATAATATGACCTTATTTGCCATCCTCTTTCACCATTTAATCTTGCACCGATTGGTGGAGGAATTATTCCATTTTTAATTAGTCTAGGCATATATTTTCTATGACGATTTACTAGTTTAGCAGTTTCGGTAACAGTATATGCACGTTCTCTATTTTTTCTAAAATCAGAACGAAGGCATGTTTCTAAACAATCTTTAGTAATGTTATAAACAGAAACCAATCCAGTAGATCTTGAGCTATGATGAAGTCTAACTAAATCATTATTTAAAAACCATATTTTTTTATTTCCTTTAATTACAGCTTCGTTATTGTAAGCTTCGCTCTGGATAATTCCTTTGCTAGTAACCATCTTCCCTGTTCACTTTCTCTAGGTGGATGAAAAAAAGATCTTAGACCGCAAGAAATACAATATGTTTCCATATGCATAAGACTTGAATATTGTCTATCAAGTAATACTCTACCTTTACATTTTTTACAAATCATTATATTTTACTCTTAATTGGGAACTCCAATAATAACTAAATGTATTGCTAAAGATACATTTCCAGAAGATCCAAATCTCACAACACCTTCAACTTTTGAAGTTGTTGGAGGTTTTAAAATTACATTTACGTTTTGTCCAATTTGTGTTTGTCCAGTATTTATTATTGTTGCCGAAACAATTGGTGGGTATTTAAAATCAGCATAGTCGTAAGTAAATGTTTTTTCATTTCCAGCAGATACTGTTGAATTATCTGCAACCAAAACATATCCACCCACTATTCTAGTTTCAGATGTTTTTATGTTGTGTTTATTAGCATTTACCGTATCAATAGTTGTGTAATTATATGTTGTTGAAGAAAGCTGTGAAGATAGGTCATTAACAGCTTCAGCCAAGCTATATAGATATGTAACATCAAGAGGTTGTCCTCGTTCTGGTAGTGGTACTTTAGCCATTATTTCCTCCTATTTTTATTATACCAGAGACTATGAGCCTGAGTCAAAGATAATTGAGCCTGAGTCAAAGATAACTAGTCCTGCTTTTACTTCTTTTATTGAAGATGCTATCTGCACCTTAACATGAACTGACGTACTTCCTGTATTTAAAAATGAATAACTATGAACTAATGATGTTCCATGATAAGCAAAACTTCCTGAATCAAATTTAACAAAAACATCGTAAGATGGTCTATTTAATTCATCGCCCCATACAGCAGTAATAATTGTTTCTGTAATTGACAAAGCCCCACTAACTGACTCAACTGCTACAGGATTTGTAATAAATATTGGAGACCAGGGTGATGTTCTGTTTTTATCCTCAGATACAATTCTATATCTAACCGCATATGCAGCCGTATCTGAATCAATTGGAGGCAAAGATTCTTTTTTAATAGTTATTTTTTTTACAGCCACTATGTAACTCCGACTGAAAATCTAAATTCAACATAGGTGCTTGTGTTTGGATTTTTTACAATTGTTGATGCGTCAGAAGTTTGAATTACTGAATATCCTGTTAATCCATAAAGTGGACTTACAGTAGCAACATTTTCTAATCTTAAAGCATCTAATGCTACATAATAATTGCCAGAAGGATTAACTCCATCAATAACAGTTGCATATATTTTAACTACAGAAACAACGTTCCAATCAAAACCAGAAGTTCTATATAGTTCTTGAATTTGTTTTGTTACAACAAAATATCTTTCTGTGGCAAAATCATATAATCCACCACTGCTATCGTCAACGACTTCTGCTTCAAGTCTTGCAAACTCTGTTCCATCTGTATTTTCAAATGAAACTAAAACTCTAGCTCTTTCTGGTTGAGTTCCTAATCCATAAGTTCCGTCTCTATTTACTATTGAAAATGCTAATCTTAATTGATCTGTTGGAGAGTTTTTTGTAAGGTCTACTGTTGCTCCGTTTAATCTAATATAATTTGACCCTGCACCAATTTCAAAAGTATCTTGTGTTGGACCACTTTCTGATTCAAGATCAAGATCAGCTTCATTACCTTTTATCATAATAACATTATTTAAAAATCTTGGCCTTTCATATCTTGCAACTCTTGGTGATTTAAAAAATATTGGATTGTCTGCATTTGTTTGAAGTACAGGTGTTGCTGTTAGTACTCCATTTACCGCATCATATTCTTTTGTTGATGAGTTTATTAAATATGATCCTGTAATAATGTTGTCATTTGCAGTATCAAGCTGCGCTGGAATAGTTGGGATTAATGCTGCTGATGCTGCTGTTACATATTGCCAATTTTCTGTTTGTGTAAAAGCAAATATTGTTTTACTATCATATGCTCCTGCAGATGGATTAGAGCCTGCAGAATATATCCCAATTTCAGATATTTCATATCTTTCTTCTGCTGGCAACTCTGCTGTTAAAACAATTTTATCCATACCTTCTTCATTTACAAAACCTCTAGATGAAATTGGAACACGGAACATTTCAAAGTCAAGGTTATTTTTTTCAGAATAATCGTCTATTGGATCGGTGGTATCTAGTGGAGTAGCACCACAGCCAATAGCAAGATAAGAGGCATAGGCGGGGGCCTGCCCAAGTAAATATTTTGCAATAATAGTTTTACCCGTATTGGTTATCATGATGTATAGTCTCCAAGATTCGCTTCATATATTGTACCACTTAACGCTATTTGAATTTCTACTTGTTCGTCAGGATTAAGATTTATAAGTTCAATTATTAATTCTCCAGCAGAATTAATATATATATTTTCTCCATTTAAACCATTGCCCTCGCTTGGAATCTTATTGTCTAAATTTATTGAAAATCCAGCAAAGTATGTATTTGATGTTTGTTGTAAGCTCAATATGTTATTTGGGTTATACTGTTGCTGTATTGAAGATAAATTTTTAATTGGTTGATATAAAATTTTTTGCCCATTAATAATATCTGACCGTGATATGCTTATTAATTCTTGACTACTAATATCTTCATATAATAAATCATACTCTAGCTGCTCAGGATAATCGTCTTGATCAAAAAGAATATCGTTAGTTTCTGCGGTTTTTACTGCTGGAGCAGGAGGAGCAGCAACTGCAGGTGGTGGTGTAACAGTTGGTGGGGTTGCGGTTATTGAATTTGAGTCATCAGCTGAAATAAATGGCGAATACTCTAATTTGGGAGACGGTGCTTTTTGTTGAGATGAAGCGTTGAACTGTGCCAAAATTGCATCTCTTGATACTGTAGGCATAGGTTTATCTGGTTTTTTTTCAGGTAAAGGGACAAACGTGCCTCCAACCATTACTCCATTTGATGATTTAGGTGCAGGTGACTTTTGTTGAGATGAAGAGTTAAATTGTGCTAAAAGCTTTACAAGTGGATCTAATCCTTTGTCTGCCATATTAAACCTCCGCTAAGTAAATAGTCATATCTGGCCCAGTAGTATTTCTAAGATATTCAATACTATATACTACATAATCTACATCTGAAGAAGTAACCAGATCTATATTATTAGAATCTTTATAATTTACCTTTACAATATCTCCTAATTGAATTGTAGGAGTTGCAAAAATTTTTATTCCAATGTTTTTTTTAGGAACCATTGTTTTATTAATTATCCATCCCATTAAATTTTCTGCATCATCTTCTGTTTGAATATACGGAGTATCTAATGTAAACTCATTATTTCCATAAATCATTCTACTTAATTTGATATTATCAAATTTTTGTTTTGTAACCAATGTAGATGTTATTAAAGATGAAGAGTCTAGTTGCGGATTTGAAAGATTTCCCTTTTTGCTAAAATACTGATCAACAGTTAGCTCATGAGTTGTATCTTGTGTAAAACCAATACCATTTATTCTTAAATAATTTCCTGTTGTTTCATCAAGACTTAGCCCTGTATCTGTTGCATTAAATATTAAAAACTCTGCACCATAAGAGTCTGCATAAAATCCAGACGTAACGTAGCCCTTTAATCTATTAGGTGTTGGTGAAATTTTAGCGTAAAGAGCTGGATAGGCACGATCATATCTAATATCAAAGTATGCTGCTTCACGCATAATAGTTCCAAACTCTTCAAAATACATATTATATTTTGGTGGTTGTTGTGCGCTTATTCCAGATAGATATGTTGATTGAACAACTCCGCTTAGTGCATATTTTCTAAATAATTCATTAAGGTTTATTTCATTATTTCCAAATAGGCCAGTAGATTTATAAAAAGTTTTTGATTCTTCTGTTTGTCCAAACACTTTTGATATTGGGGTAGAAACAGGTGCTACTGTATTTTGTGAATAATTTTTTGAAACAGCATAAATATTTTCAAACATGCATCTAGCTTTGCCACGAACAAATAATGCCATATTATTATATATTGGTAGCGGATCTGGATCATCAACTATTTTAATCATTTTATTATTAATATATAGATAAAATCTTCTAATTTTTCCTATATCTTCATACTCAACAGCTAAGTCATACACTGTGGTCTTTGCTTCACCAGCTGTTCTAGATTGCCCAACATATATTCCATCATCAACAATTATGTTTGCTATTCCTCCGTAAAGTTTTATTGGTATTGCATTATTATTTGAAGAATCTTTTTTAATTTTATAAAAAATAACATCATTAATTGATATGCTTGACTCTCCTAATGAATTTGGATTTAAATAAGATTCTATATTGTCTGCTGTTAATGCTGCTATTTCAAAATAGTATCCATTATTTGTTTCTGGATTTAGCATAACTGCTAAACCACCAGATGCTCCACCAACAGTAACATTTTGATTTGGCTTAACTTTAGAAACTTGGTAATAAGTTTCGGTTCCTGTTGGCGTTTGTCCACGAAGTTCATCGTTTTCAATTTTGCCAACAATTCTCATTCTTGTTCCAAAATGTTTATATGCGTTATCAAGTTGTTTATATACATATGAAACAAAATTAATTGGAGTTTCTGTTTCTGTAAATGTTGGCCCATTCATAACCAAGGCTGAAGACTGTATTGTTGCAGACTCAGTTGAAACTTTATTGTTTACTGAAGTTTCTGTTAGATAGCTTGATGCCATAAAATTTTTTATGGTACCACTTCTAACTGATAATCTTGCTTTTGCATTATTTGAACCCGCTAGACCAACTGTAGTTTGTGGTAAAGAAATATCTTCTAAAAGAGTTGTTGTAAATAAATAATTTGCGTTCATTTCACAACCTCTTACATGCTGGGGATCTGACCAATATCGGTTCATTCCTGCTGAGTGCTCTACTATTGTTGTTCCAAATTGAGCTCTACCACTTTGATAGACAGCCCCATTTTGTAAACGAGTTACTCCATCAATAGTTTCATAATATGGTTCAGAGTATATTCTTATTAATCCTGTTGGATAAATTTTTCCATTAAATGGCAGGGATGTAAAATATTTTTGATAGTCTTGATTATCACTAATCCAAACATTTCCTGTTCCAGTTATATTAAATTGTACTGCATCAAACCTAATGATTTCACCACTAGAATAAAGATATCCCTTATATCTTGAAAGAAAGTAAACACTTTCTCCTAAATCAATAATATTATTAACTATTAAATGATTTACTACAGATGGAGCAACTGCAGATAAATCTGAGTTTAATGGCATTGCTGCAAGCGAATATTTACTTTCTTTTGATGTAGTTTCATTTTGGGTTTTAACTACATTATCTCCAGAAGCTTCCCACAAAAGAACTGGCTTGTATACCCAAGTTTTTTCTTTATCACCTAGCAACTCACCCTGACTAAGAGATCCAAAAGTTCTCTGAATATATCTTTTTGTATAGTTTATTTTTCCATTATTATAAACTTTTTTATCTTCTGACGCAATGCTAATTATGTTGGGTAATGTTCCAGATGTTTGATTTTCTATAATATTATCTTTAGTTTGATTACTTGAACCCGAAATAATTATACTTGAATCTCTTGGATAAGACTCAGAGGGGAGCATATAGTTTTTGCTCATTACTATAAAATTATTATATTCGTCAAAAAACATTGCACTCTGAGTTGATACTGCTAACTGATTTAAAACTTCAGCGACTGTTTGGTCTGGTGCAATAAAAAAATATGGGATGATTGACTCAGTTTCATTTAATGCTCTGTAAAAAGAGTAGTTACTAAAACCAATATAGTCTAATAACAAGCTGATAGCATAGCTAAGAGATACTTGTGTAACTAACATTCTTGGTGCTGGCATTGACTCTAAGAAAAAATAAAAATCTCTTAACTGTATTTCTAAAGTTCCAGCCGTTACATTTGCTTGTGGAAAACCTTCAGAGTATAAAGTTTTAATTGGAACCCAGTAATCAAACTCATTTACATTTAGTATTTTTTCATAAAAATTAAATTTAATATTTTTACGAATATATTTATAAACTATGCTTAGCTCATTGTTATCATTAAATGCTTGATCATCGTCAAATAAAGAAATGTTTCCAGTTGAAGCTAAAAGCTGTCCTACTGGCAAAGAAGAGTTTCCAAGATCAGAAAGAGTTTTCCTAACGCTGTAATCAATAACTTTATCAGAAATATCAACTACTAGCCTAGGTGACATTTCAATAAGATCAAAAGTTGAATCAAGTTTATTCATCCTATCAACAACAATTCTAATACCATAAATATATTCAAATTCTCTATAGGTTGTTGAGCCTAACGCGGTATCTATAAAAAAGTCTGGAGATGTGAGATCAGTTACAAACCCTGAGCTATTAGTAATTGATTCAGAACCAAGAGTCCATCCATATTCTGGGATAAATGTTTTGTATTCTCCGTCTATCCAAATATAAAATGTTCCTCTAGTATTATCAGTTTCTACTACTAAATATGCATAACCTTGAACAGATGTGTCTGGTAATAGTGTTGCTGATGAATACCGTTCTGCAAAAATAAAAGATGGTCTGTAGTCCTTTGGGATAATAAGTCCATATTCTAATTCAACATATCCATTGGGACCAATGATTGGGGTTCCATCTTCACGAGTATCGTTTTCTGTAAAGTTATATAAATCTGTCCAATTATTAATATTATCAAGATACTGAACCTTCCATCTTGTTGGAGTTGATTTATTGGAATCTCCAAAAAATGGATCTGAAAATGTTTTTGATTTATCAGTAAAATCTCCAAGATCAATATCGCCAACATGTGTTTGCATCTTAACTATTACTCTATTTGTTGGAACTTTTTCTTTGTAAACTACAAAAGGAGCTGTATCGTCTATATAATAATTTCCATTTGTATTTTTTTTTGCAATTCCTCTTTCAATATTATTTTCTGTTCTATAAGATGTCCAATATTTAAATTGATCGTCTCTTGCTGGCATATAGTATCTAGGCCTTCTTGCAAGATCACTTCCAGAGTTAGATAGGTATTTTCCTCTAAAAAATGCTGCTTTATTTATTCCAGAACGTGGTCTAAATGGCTTTATGCAATCTTCCAAAGAATACAATAGTTTGTTTTTTTCTTTTATTGATGTAAAAAGTTGTGGTGTTCCATCATTTTCAAAACCACCATCAATAACAATATCTGCATCTGTTGCTCCAGTATAAAATAATCCAGCGTCTTTGTTATCAAATGTATTTATTAAAGTTAAAAACTGTGAATTAATTTCTTCAGACCTATATCTATAATTGCCAAGTTTTAATATATTGTCTGGCATATTCATATTCCACTCTGCAAGAACAAGAGATTTTGTCTCTATTGTTGCTGATGTTTCAAAATGATTTTTTAATTCTGCACTTTCAAACATTTAAACTTCTTCCAGGCTTACTGATATATTCCATAAGTCATGGTTTGTACCGCCACGCTTAACAACTGTATAACTAAAGTCTGCAAAGTATACTTGAATAATTTGATTATATCTATTTAATCTTTCATACTGTCCCGCTGTTCCTTCAAAATTTTTATATTTGTCATAAGCAAGATACATCCAAAAAGGACCTTGATGGTTTTCATACCAATCTAAAATCTCACCACCACCTGCTCCACCATCTGCTGTATATTCATCTGTTGTTCTTATATCTGGTGATAGCCCTGTTGTTTCACTATACCCTGGCAAACCAGCATATCCTCTTGATGGAAGCATGTCCCAGGAAACAGACATGCTAAGTTTATCTGCAATATGATATGAACGCATACGACCATTAATGGTTCTTTGGCGTTGCTCAATTCTCTGGGTATTAAATTGCATATCCCCTCTATTATGATCAGATAAAATAATAAACTGGTCTAGTAAGTTTGGATCTGTTTCTGCCGTGGTTGCCCCTACCTCTATGCCAGTGGGCACGTATAGGCCATTAGAGAGGGTTCCAGGGTTGTTTGCCCATAAGATACCCTGCGGTCTTGTATACCTGCGTCTACCCGTTAAATAGGCACTAGTAGCCATTATCTACGAGACCCCCTTATTCTTTGTGAATCAATTTGTTTAATCTCTTTAATCACTGCTCTTGCAATATCATTAGGATTTGAAGTAGATCCATTAATATTAAAGCCTAAACTATAATTATACACTGCTGTGGAGTTATCGCTAAGAGAAGTAGAGTTGTTTACTATTGGCACAGTTAGAGATGAGTTTTGTCCAAGCATTGATGGGTACTTAGATTCATTTAATGCTTTAAGCATTGGACCATTAGCAGAAGCAGCAGCTCTATTTACTATAAACTCTCCTGGAGTAAGCATTGCTGGCACTGTGTCAGATCCAATTGCTTTTCCACCAAGTGCCATATATTTTGGAATTAATCCACCTTTAGCTTTATAATTTACAAACGTACCTCCAACCATTACTCCTTTTCCTGTTGTAGATGTAGATTTAGGTGTAGGTGTAGGTATTTTTGCTTTTTGTTCAGATGAACCGCCAAACTGTGCCAAAATTGCATCTCTTGATACTGTAGGCATATCATTTGAATTAACAGTTTTAATATTGTGGATTGTTGTAACTGTTGTGTCTAAATCTTTAATTGCTGCTTTAATTCCTTCTGCATTTGCTAATTGTTTAATTAGTGTTGCATTGTATTTTATTCCCGCTGCATCTGCTAAGCGTATTAATTCCTCTTGCTCGTCAATTGCTGTTTTAGTTTGTCCCGCATAAAGTGCAGTATCTTTTAATGTTGCAACCTGTAATTCTATTTTGGTAATTGCTCTTTTAGTTGCATCTATGCTTTCTTCAATCTCTTTCTTTTGCTCTTTAAGAGTTAATAGTTTTCCATTTTCAATTACGCTAATGTCATATTGTAATTTTTTGTTTTCTTTTTCAAGTTTAGTTCTTCCTAATGCTCCAATAGCTGCATCACGACCAGCAGTTAGTGCATCTTGTTGTCTAGAAGCTGCAGACTCTGCTCGTTGTGCTCTTGCATCTTGAATTAGCTGGAGTGCTTGAGATACATTTCCACTAGTTAGTGCATCTGCAATTCCAATTCTTTGTTTTTGAACATTAGAAATATCTTGATTTAGTGTTTTAATTTTTTCTAATGCTTTTACTTGTGTGTCATATTTTTCATTAATTTTATCTTCTTGTAGTGCTATTCCTTCAAGAGCAAAGTTATTAGCAGATATTTGTTTCTGTAGTGGATCAATATCTTTTTTTGTTATTTTATCAATTTGATCATTTATATCTTGTAGTTCATTTTCTTGCTTTTTTAATTTATCATTTTCTTCTTTTATTTTTCCTGCAAACTCTATGTCAATTAATTTTTCACGAAGAGATATTAAAGCTGATGTACGTCCTATAATAGACTTAAACTTTTCTTCTTCTGTTTCAAGAGATGTTTCAAAATTAAGTTTAGCAGTTCTATCCTGCATTGTAACTGTAATAATATCATTAAGGTCTTTTGTTGCTAGTTTTCCATTTTTTATATTTTTAATAAATTGTTGTGCAAATGCTGGGTCTGCAAAGATATCTTGAATTTCTTGTGCATTTAATCCTAGATTTTTTAATACTGGAACTACGGCAGTAAACTGCTTTGTATAATCTCTATCTGCACGTAGCTCTGTAAGCTTACTCTTAACCAATGCTGCATCAGTTTCCTTAATTAATTTAATTAACTCTTTCCATTTTGCGGTTCCAACTTTTGTAGAATTTATTCCTGCTGCTAATATTGGATCTTTTGCTATTGCAAATGCTTTACCTGCTGCAACTCCAGCATTTTTTAGAGTGGTGTAAGCCTTTACAGTATTAACCATTTCTGTTCTTTGATTTTTTAATTGTTCAATTGCTAGTTGAAATGGGCTTTTTTCTTTTGAGGTTGAATCTGGTGGCACGTAAGGGTTTGGGGTAACAACTTGGCCTGCTAAAGCATCTGTAGCAAGTCTATACTCTTCTAATTGTTTTTTTGCTGCTGCTACCTTAGCGGGATTCTTTGACAGTAGGTCTTGAAAAATTTTTTCAGCAACAGATGCATTGACTAGCGATGCTCTTAGTAATAGCATCTTTGTATCATAGTCCTTTACACCAGCACTTGCTTTAGCAAACTCAGGATTTATATTAGTCATGATTTTATCCATCAACAGCATTCCAACATTTCCTTTAGGTATTGTTGTTGCTATTTCTAACATTGCTGCATTGTATGCATCTGCCTTTATTGTTTGTTTTCCAAATGCTGCAGTTAATCCAGTCATTGTATTAGCAAGTGCTGCTGAACGAATATTTAATTGTTTCTGTTGTTTTTCTGTTAGCTTAATTTCTTCTGGTCCATAAACAGCTTGTCCATACCTTGCAGCAATTACAGGTTTTTCAGTTTTTACGCCACCTTCAAATGCTTTATTAAATCCTGTTGCTGTATCTTTTGCTAACTTAACTGCAGCAGCAACTCCTTCTTCTTTAGATAAATCAATCTTTTTAAATTTTAGAGCAACTTCTGTTTTGCCAGCCTCTTCACCTAAAGCATCAATATAAGTTTTAATAGCCTTGTCTGTAAAACCTTGTCCACTTAAGTCTAAGGCAATAGCATTAAATGCAATCTGCGCTTCTCCTACTGTTGCATTTTTTATTGCAAGAATATCATCTTTATATGTTTTTAAAAAGTCTTTACTTTTTCTTAACTCATCTACAGCAGTTTGCTCTGCAGCATCAAGTTGATTAGCACTAACTCTTGCTCCAGAACCTGCTCTTGGTGTAGGGGTTTGACCTAGTAATTCTGCTAAAGTTTTAACTTTATCTTTTGATAAAGTCATTGCTTTTGCAAGACCTTCAGCAGCAAAGGCTGCATCATCACTTCTCTTTTTGAAAAACTTAAATGCTCCGTAAACTGTTCCGATTGCTGCAATTGCCATTCCTACAGGTCCTAAGAAGGCTGCAAGTCTAATACCAACTCTAGAGATAATTCCAATAAGTCCTGCACGTCCTGAAATTGCTTTTGATAATCCGCCAAACATTGGTCCCGCAGCCAAAGCATTTGCACCAGCTGATTTTGCTAAACCAATTCTTGTTGCAGCTAGCTCTGCAATTTTTGTCTGTGTTAATAGTTGTGTAACAGACATTAATCCAAATAATAGCCCAGAGTATTTCATTACCTGTTGAGAAAGGTTTCCTATTGTACCTCCAACCATTGATCCTGCACCTGCAAGAGATGTTAGTGCAAAGGTTCCACCCATTAATCCTTTATTAAATGTATCCATTTTTTGATTCATGACTTGCATCTTGCTAGCCTGTTCTTTTACCTTATCCCTCATCATATTTTCTTGATAAGCCATTGATAGTAATGCTGGGTCAGATATTGCTATACCTCTTGATAAAGGAGCTCCCTGTGGTACTGATACTTTACGTGTTCCAGACTTGGCTCCACCTGTAGCCACTGTTCCAAGTTGTTGACCAGATTTTGCTACGTCATCAACTCTATTTGTCATTCCAACTTCAAGGCCACGAGCAATATCTTCTCCAATTGGAATTGTCTTTTTTGATGGAGACTGTGTTCCTGCTGCTTTTGCTGTTGCTACAACTGCAGAGGTTGCTAATCTTTCTGCTTTTTTTATTAATTCGCCTTCTTTAACAGATCCTCCTCCAGCTAAGATATCAAAAACTGCTTGCTCTGCTGGAGTTCCTACTCCTTGTCTTGATTTTCTTAGTTGTGGTGGAACAAATGTTCGTGTTGGCTCAGACTTTGGAATATGAGCAAAACTATACTCTGATTGAGATCTTTCTAAATTTCTTTTTTTAAGTTCAAAATCAAATGCTCTATTTGTTTGTTTTCTTAAATCTACACCTTGTCTTTCAGAACTAACTCTTTTAACAAAATCCTCTCCAGAAGACCTTGTTCCAAGTTCAATTCTTTGAATATTTTTTACTGTTTTATCTATTTCATTTGGATTAATTAATTTTCTAACTGATGTTGAAAGTATCTCTGCTTGTTCTGAAGTTATTTTTGATGATGCTTCTAAGTCTTTTATATGTTGAATAATTAAAGGATATTGTGATTTACCAACCTGACTAATATCAGTTACTTCATCTGTAATTCCTGATTTAAATATTGAATATATTTCATCAATTGTTGGATCAAGTCCTTTTAAAAACTCTGCATAATTTGTCTGTGTTTGTTTTATATCTTTTTCAAACATGCCAATTACTCTAAGAGATGCAGCAAAAGATGCATTTGCTTCTTGGCTAAACTTAGCCCACTCTAAATCCATGCCAGGTCCAGAAGGTGTATTCCCTGGAGCTTGCATTGCAATTGGTGAATAAGATCTTCCTGGGAAAGTTCCACCTATTACAGATCCTGTTGTAGGTGTTTTTCCAACAATTCCAGGATTTCTAAACCCAGGTATATTTCCAGAAATAAGTCCTTCAATTATTCCAGGATACTTTTTAACTATTTCGGCAGAAATAATTGCTTCTCCGTTAGAAGCCATAATTGGAACTGAATCAGATGTTGGTCCTCCAGGACCTGAAATCATTCCTCCTTGTGCAAACTTTTTCCCTATTCTTCCAGGCATCATCATTCCAGGATTTGCTCTTGCAAAGTTTGCTGATGCTGATGCTGCTGAAGAATATGCTGCTATAAGTTTTTGTATTGCTGCATGCTCTGCCGTAAAGGTTTGTGTTAATGTTGCGTGTGTCTGATTAAGAGAGTGGGCTGCTGCTGCAGCATCTAGCTGCTCCATTGTCATGTATTGAGTTTGTTCGCCAAGAATTTGAGACTGGCCAGTTAGCCTTTGATATCCGTTACGAAGTGTCAAGAATAGTTTGATAATATTTGCAACACCGTTAGCAAGCAAACCAAATGTCATAAGCAATACTGGTCCAACTGCTCCAATACCAACTGTCAATAATGTTATTACTTTTTTAGTTCCGTCTGAAAGATTTCCAAATTTTTCTAATATATTCCCAGCAAACTCTACAATAGGTGTGACTGCTTCAAGGAAAGCCTTTCCTACTGGAACAAGGGCAATCTTAAGATCTTCAACAGTCTTTTTAAACTTATTCATTGCAGAATCTGCTGTCATTCCAAGTTCTTGCTCAGATAAAGAAGAAAGCTCTTCAACAGAAGAGTTTGCTAAATTAAGAACACGGGCTGCCTGGTTGCCATCTTTAGCAACGTTTGCAAAAAGTGTTGATAGACGAGCAAACTGGAACTTACCAAACATCTGCTCAATAGCCTGTGCTCTATTTAATGGATCTAATGCATTAAGTGCTTCAGCAAATTCAATAACAGTTGCTTTAAGATCACCCTTGTTTTTTGTAACAATTTCATTAGCATTAATTCCAAAACCTTTAAGCATTTCATTTGCTCTACCAGTTGGATTAATAAGTGCAGCAAGACCAGACTTGAGTGCGTTAGCACCTTCTGATGCATTAATTCCACCTTCTTTCATAGCTGCCATAAAGAAAGTTAAATCTTTTACATCTCCACCAAGCTGCTGAATAACTGGAGCAACCTTTGGGATAGCAGTAGTTATGTCATCAAGAGATACGACTGTTTGGTTTTCTACTGCGTTAAGAAAGTCAATTGATCCTGCTAATTTTTCAGACGACATACCAAAAGCATTTTGTAATGAAATAGTTGTTTCAAGTGCTTTTTGACTATCAATTTGACCAAGGATAGAAAGGCGTGTTGCTTCTGTTGTCTGTCTTTGAAGGTCTAGTCCAGAAAAACCTGCAGCTGCTGCTTCTGCAGCCAGTCCAACTGTTGTTGAAACTGCTATTCCATACTGGGTAAATGATTTACCAAGTTCTGTAATGTTATCTAGTGCCTGCTGTGTTTCTTCTTTTGGTGTAAATAAATCTCCATAAACTTTTTTGAACTTGATGGCTTGTGCTTCCATCTCCATAAAAGTTTTTGTTGCAGCAGTGCCAACCATAGCCAGCGGAATAGTAAAACCAACCATAAGCTGACGACCAGCCCACTGTGTATTTTTACCAAAGTTAAGTAGGTTGGTAGAACCCTGTTTCATTAATTGATTAAATAGCGCTTGCTTCTGTGCTGCTATGGCTGTCTTTGTACCATAGTCTTGCATGTTAAGGCTAGTAGGCGTAATGGATATAGCCTGCATTGCTCCATTAGCATCACGACCCATTTTAATATATTGGGTTTGAAGTCTTTTAACTCTTTCTTCTGCTACCTTGCCAATTGTGTCAAACTCAGATTTAAACAGTCTTCCAAATGTTTTTGTAGATGCTCCAGCATAGCGGAAGTATTCCCGCATTGAAAACTTATTTTTTTCTAATGAATTTGTAAAAGATTCTGCAGATGTTGTTACTGTTCGCATTTCAGCAGTAAGGCCATTAATTGCATTAATACTGTTTAAAAGATTTTTTTGTAAACCTCTTTGTGCAAGTGCTGCTGACTCACTTGATTTGGCTATTGAGGTGTGAAACTGAGCAATTTGCCTTTGCAGTGACTTAAGTTGCGCCAATGCATTAGACGAATTAATATTAATGTCAATATTAGCATTAACATCAGACATTTAGTTTCACACCTCTTTTAAATTATTCAGCCATAGTTACGCCAAGAACGTCTGAAACTTCAGCAAGTTTAATTCCTGATGCTGCTTCTACGATCTTGTAAACTGTTGGAAGATCTACGATTTCCTCAAGTTTTGCTACGTCTTCTGAAAGCTCTGGCTTATATTGTTTCATTGCAATCTGAACACATTCCATAAGAATGTCCATAGATTTTTCATTATTATCCGCCACTGCTCCCACACCCTCAAACTTCTTCATGAATGGACGAAGTAGAGAGATTTTTAGAGGACGTACTGTAATCTTTGTGCCATCAATTAACGTGAGGGTTGTTTCCTCATGTGTAGTTGTTGTCATCATTCCTCCTATATAGGTTAATGTTAATTATAGCATGTCAGGCTCTATTTTAAGTTAAGTTTTCATACTCTAGTCCCATGCCAATTCCAAACCCCGCTTTTTGTGCATTATGTCCTTGTAGCGCTAAAATATCATTACTATCTGTTGTTGCTCCACCACTAAAAACTCTAGCTTTCATGTCTTCCCACTCTTTTTGACCTTTTCCAGATTCGGAATTTTTGTCTAAATCAACACCTTGAATTGCAGCTAAAAATTTATTTTTTTGATATTCTAAATCTCTGCTAATTTCAAGAGTTGCAACTAACTCTGGCATAGACAAAGATTCTTCTAGTTCGTTATAGTCTTTCCATATTCCCAGCAAAAAAACCTCTGCTTCAATCTTTGCCAAGTCTAGATCAAACCATGAAGATCCGCTATCTGTTGCCTGACTCTTTACAGGCTCTTCTGATTTTTCGTTTATCTTAATTCCTGCAGATACATCTAAGATTTTATATATTGTTGGCATATCAAAATTATCTTCTACGTCCGAAACACTTTTTGATATTTCTGGATAAAACTGTTTCATAGATATTCTTACACACTCAACTAATGACTCAATTGCCTCATCATCATTTTTAGATTTTTTAACATTTTCAAATGCTTCCATAAATTGACGCAAGTATTTTATTTTTAACGGAATAACCTCTAATTCAGTTCCGTTAATTAAATTTATTATTTTGCTTTTATATACAGCTGTTGCCATGGTATTTCTATTCTATCATAGCAAAACAAAAAACCCACCTAATTAAAGGTGGGCCTTTTATTAATCTAATTATAGATTATGACTGTCCGTATGTACGATCTACGATCTTACCATATGAACCTGATGTGTCTTCTGGAAGAAGACGGAAAGAAACTTCAAACATTGAAGCCTCATCACGCTTTGCAGATACTGTAACATTCTCAATTGAGAGTGCACGGTAGGCAGTGTAAACACGCTCTACTGTGTCAGCTGTTGTAGGATTACCTGTTCCTGGACCAACTGCTACAATACCACGTTCTACAGGAACATCGCCAATATCTCCAGCGGACAAGTTTAATGTACGTCCTGTAGATGCTGCTTTGTTTCCTGAAATTTCTTGGTCTTGATATGCTAATGCAACAAGTAGGTTTTCAAGTGTTGCTTCAGCAAATGCTGTTGCCATATTAACTTGCATACCCTGCTTGTATAGTCTTGCAACGTCAAGAATCTGATCTACCTGTACTTCACCAAAATCTGGCTGGAACTGTAGTTCCAAACCATTCATTGTGTAACCTACATTGGTATAATCTAGTTCATCTGAAAGTGTATCTTTAAAAGATTCACTTGCATCAAAGCCTTCTAGAGTTGCAGGAGTTAGCGTTGTGTCAGCAATAAAAAGTGCTGCTGCGCCAACGATTATGTTATTTGACGTACCACGGCTATATGCCATATTTTTCTCCTTTATAAAGTTATATTAAATTGTATTGCATGGCTTTGTTTCCTCAAACATAATTATACAACCTTTTATGTATACCTAGAATTTGCCACAGTCTTAATATGATAGTCGTATTCTACAATAATTTTATTTACAAAGAGGGTTCTTGCTGAGGCTAACTCTGCCACGTCCCTACTTTCGTCTGCCTGATATACCCTCGTATTATGAAAAAAAACATTGGGGGACTCAAGATTAGCTATAGACCAGGCATTAATATCTTGTGCTGAAGAGTCTTCACGATCTAGGGCACTTGAAATTACTCTTACTGAGTCTATTAGTTTACCAACGTCTGTAGAATACAAAAAGTATATTAATTGTTCTCTTTTATGAGCATAAAATGGTGTTGGACGAAATCTCATTAATCTATCGTAAACAATTAATATGGGGCTTTCTGTTTGCCTAATTGAAATATTATCATTATATAAATCTTCAATATTAGTTGGAAATTGTGCAGGAACCATTGGGCTAGGATTAAGTAAATCAGCCTCCGCAACTAATCCATGAAATGCTAGTTCTGAAAGAATATATCCATTTACTATACTTGGTGGAAATCCAGTGTCAGTTGCTATAGTCATAATATTATTCTACACCAATTGTTGCGTTAGTGATCCATTTAAATCCTGTTTCAACACCTTTGCTTCTACCCATTTTTGAACCAGCCTTAAAGTTCTTTTTGTAAAGAGTTGGTTTTTTAATATAGTCATATAGTCCAGAAGCTCTTAAAAATGATTGTTTAAAATATCTAATCATAAACTCATCAACTGTTGATTCAAAACTTTTATAAACTTCATCTCCTCCAGGAGAATCTACCTTAATTGGACGACTTGTAAATACTTCTCCAGATGGACCATTAAATCTTAATACACCTGATCTTTTTGGTGAGATAGTAATAGGTATTCCCTCTTCCATAATTTTTGCCTTATTGTAAAATGGTGTGTTCATATTTTCTGAAACACTTCGTGATTGGCTAAAAGTTGACCTAACGGAAAGACCTAGATTTGATACTGTATGTGTTAAATTAAATAATCTTGCTGATGGACTACCAACCCTATTCCATTCATAAACGTGGTGTAGTGCTTTTGGATTTGCCCTTGCTTGTACATCAACATATTGACCTAAAGCTTGAATAACTCCTAATCCTAATTTATTAAAAAATATTTTTTTACCACGTTCTACGCCATCTAAAAACCCAAAAGAATAATTTACTATGTTATTTAACTGAGCATTAATTGATCTAGAGTTGGTTGTAATTATCATTAATCACCTACCGTTTGATTTTCGGTTCTGCGCCATAACATTTTGTAATATTCTGTTGATCCAAAAGGACCTGTAAATGGTTCAACCGTTGCTATTTCATAGATTGTGCCTCTGCCAGTTCGTGCACCTGCGGTTTCTCTGTAGATAACTGAATCGTGGCTATCTCTAATGTTTGTAATTAATATATTTGTTATTGCATTGTATGAATCATTGGATGATAGTCTTGGGTCGTTACTTGTTCTTGCAATTAGTTTGTTCTCGTACTGTAAAAATGCTTCTGGCTTTATGTCTTCAGTTCCTACTCCACCTACTGGTGTTGCGTTACATATAATTGTTCTGTCATATACCCAGTCTTTTTTAGGTTGTCCATAATCACCTTGTGTAAGGATTGGAAAATATATATCTGCTTTCATTGGATACATGAAGTCTGTAGTTTCGCATACAGCCATTACAACACTCCAGGACGAACAACATTATTAACATATTTAGACAAAATCTTGTCTACAATAATATTTCCAGTACCCTCAATCATTCTCTTGTCATACTCAATTTTAAATTGATCAGTGCTATAGTTCTTTACATATCTCTTATAGTAATCTAACTTACCACACTTAATATCATCAATTAACATTTTTGTAGCATCTTGAATATCAATTGGAACAACCTTGTATCCAGTCTCTACTAAGAAAATATAGTCTGTGCCCTGTCGGAACCCTACGCCAGGAGTAATTGTTTGTGTGTTTCCACTGTCTTCTGTATCAAAAATTGCGTATGAATCAGAAGATGCTAAAGGAATTCTTGCTGGGCGTTGTTCTGCTCTATTTAATGAATCTGTTGCTTCAACTGGATCTTTTGTAATTGCCGTTTTATCTTTTGTAATAATATAGTTAAAGTTTCCAAGTGCTGGTCCATCTACATCATCTATATCATATACTAGTTCTGCATTCTCATATGCTTTTAAAATTTTATGTGTTCTATCCCAAAGCGGAATATAGTCTGTTTCTTGTCCAACAATTTCTAAAAATTTACGTTTATAATAAAATCCATCAACTATTGTATCAATAATTGCTCTAGCCATTGATTCATATTCTTTAAATTTTGCAATTCCTGTTGCAGATGTTTCATTGTATGATGCTGCTATTGTAACTGGGTCAACGTATGGACGTTCAATCTGTAGGTTGTCTTCAACAACTATATCTCCACGCTCACCATCAATATCTTCATATACTGTTACAGCATAAGATTTATCATATCTTACAAAGTCTCCAGATAGCTCGTATGTAATTTTTCCTTCTGAAGAAGAAGTTAGTCCAGACTCTCCGCTAATAAAAACTTCAAGTTCTGTTTGCTCTGGTACGTCTTCAATAACAAGAATGTAGTCTGCTGACTCATCTGGAACTGTGTAGGATACAGATAGTGGATATGGGGGTGTACGAAGAATGACTGACATAATTATTTACCGTAGTATGAGGCTACTTCTTCAGGCTGTGCAATTCTGACTGCCTTACGAGTAATCCACTGTTCCGATGCCTCCTTTGAGACGATATTGTATCCAACCTTTATTTCCCCAAGACCATGCCAATAGATGTTTCTATCTGAGTAAAGTGCTACCTTTTCAATTGGTGCTTTTTCTTCTTTAATATTATTTGTTAATCCTGTTGGAATAAAACTTGCAATTACTTCTAAAATTTCTAATTTAGTAGATACCCCAAATAGATCAATGTTGTTTTTCTTAGCATAAGATTTTAGTTCCATTACAGTCTTTTTTGCTAATTCTTCAATTGTCATATAATCTCCTACGTTCATTTGTAATTATACCAGAATATGACTAAGGGAGGACAGAAATTAATCCATCCTCCCTCAATCTGGGTGATCAATGATTATGAATCAGTTGAGTCTGCATCTGCATAAGCTACAGCGTCTAATTCTTCCCATTGAATACCAAAACGGACAAATACTGTGTATTCAATTGTGTCCTTCTTTGGCTTGTATTCACGGTTTACAGTGATGTCTCTCTGGAATCCCCATACGCGGTTTGCTGGGAATGTAAGATCTACATAACCTGCAGGGTAGTAAGGAACCTCAAGAACGTCTACACCTAGTACACGAGTTGTGCGTGAGTTGCCAAGTGTTTGTGCATTTCCATCAAGGTAATCTTGACGGTTTGCTGGTGTTCCTGCTGTGCGAGTAGCAAATGCTTCTGCTACTGCATCTGCGAGTGTACCGTTGTTCTTAACGATACCCTGGAATGCATCTGTACCTGCATAGAACTTAAGATTGCTCTTAATTGCACGGTACTTACGTGGCATAGCCAAGATAATGTTCTGCATTGCTGCAGTTGTCCACTCGTTGTTTGCTACAGTAACTGCTGCTTCGTGAGCATCATT